ACTAGCCCTGCATATATTTACCACTTCCCAACTCAGTGGGCACTCAGTGGTGGACCTACATACATTGTAGAGGGCGCAGTTGAAGCAAAGTTTGTAGAAGACCAGCAAGCAGTAGCACTAGTAGATAAGACTAACTGGGAATATGATTCAAACCTAATTGATGTAGAAAGTTTTGATTTCAGTTGGCATCCTTACATTGAGGATCAACCTTATATCTATCAGTTCGGCACTCAATGGCAAAAGACGGGCGGCCCCCGTTATATGACGCTCGGCGTGCATAAGAATAGTCCTATCAAATATATTGACACACGTATTCTTAAAGCAAAGCGTTTGCCATGCATGGATAACTGGCATATCGTTGATGAAGTTGTAATTGATGATTTCGATTACAGTTGGCATCCTGATGACACAGAAGAGCCATTCATTTATACATTCGGTAACAATCAATATGCTGCCGAAATTATGCCTACGATTGAATATAGAGTAAAAGGTGCTACACAAGTCAAGTATGTCAACTCTATCATTGCTAAGTTAGGAAAAAATTTAAATAACTGGGAGATTCCAAACAATGTTGACACTACTGATTTTGACTTTAGTTGGGTGCCTAATCCTAAGGACCCATCGTTCATCTATGAATTCGGGACACAATGGCAAAAGACCGATGGACCCAAATACATCGTTGAAGGAGCCACAGAAAAGAAATATGTAGATGGTTCAAAGTCTAAGAGATTATCTAGTAAAGAAAATTGGACCGTTCCTAAAAACATTGATATTACTGGATTTGATTTTTCATGGCATCCAGATAATACTAGTCCTCCTTACATTTATGTATTTGCTACTCAGTGGGCACTCAGTGGCGGACCTGTATACACAGTTCCAAGAGCAACTGAAACAAAGTATGTAGAGGATCAGTCTGCTAAGTCACTGCCTGATAAAACCAACTGGGAGTATGATTCAAAACTTATTGATGAAAAAAGTTTTGATTTTAGTTGGCATCCTTATGTAGAAGATCAACCATATGTATATCAATTTGGTACTCAATGGCAAAAGACAGGTGGTCCTATCTATAAAACACCTGGTGTACATAAAAACAGTCCCGTCAAGTATATTGACACACGTATTTTAAAAGCACATAGACTGCCTAATCATTCTAACAACTGGAACATTTTAAATGATTATGATATCGTAGACTTTGACTATAGTTGGCATCCTGATGATACTGACGAACCATATATCTATGTATTTGGTAACAAGTATTATTCAGCAGAGCAAATGCCTACAATTGAATATCGTATACCTGGCGCAACACAGGTTAAGTATATACATCATCCTGTAGCAACATTAGCACAAGACAAAACTAACTGGGAGATTCCATCTAATTTAGATATTTCAGAGTTTGACTTTAGTTGGAGACCAAGTCCATTAGAACCTGCGATGATATATCAATTTGGTACTCAATGGGCTAAGACTAGAGGTCCTCGCTATATAGTTGAGGGTGCGAAGAATATCAAATATATTGATACAATTAAAACAAAAGCACTAGACACTAGAAAGAATTGGGAGATTCCTAAAACTCTTGATATTAGTGAGTTTGATTTCAGTTGGCACCCTGATGACACTGATCCTGCATTCATCTACCAATTCGGTACTCAGTGGGCATTGACAGGTGGTCCTAGATATGTTGTTGAGGGCGCCACTGAAGTTAAGTATATTGAGTCTATCGTTGCTAAGGCAAGAGCCAACATGACTAACTGGGAAGTCCCTGCTAATATCGATACCAAATCATTTGACTTTAGTTGGCATCCATATGCAGAAGATGATCCGTTCATCTATCAATTTGGTACTCAATGGCAAAAGACAGGTGGTCCTAGATATCTAGTACCTAGTGCAACACAAGTTAAGTATATAGACACACGTGTTTTAAAGTCTAAGCGTTTACCTGACAGAACAAACTGGTATGTTCCTGAAAATGTTGATGTATCTAAATTTGATTTCAGTTGGCACCCTGATGATACAGCCGATCCTGCCATTTACCAGTTTGGTAGCGTAATAGGTAAAGATGATGGCCCGAGATATATTGTTCCTAACAATAATGGAAACGTATTATTCCTTGAAAACCTTTATGTAGAAGAAACTAAAGAAAAATCTGTAGCAAAATACTTTATTGAAACTACACTTGAAGATTTGATTTCTCTGCACCCTGATGAAGTATTTTGGGCATTGAATAGAGACTTGGATTATAGCAAGTTTGATTTTGACTGGAGACCAGACGTATACCAATCAAACTATATTCATGCTTTTGGTACTAGAGATAACCTTGACACACAAACATATTTTGTTAATGCCGTCATTTGGGAAAAAGGTTTTAGAAATATCAACTATGTTGAAGATGATACAATTCAGATTAAAGCAGACCTTGATATGTTCTATGTTGACAGAGGAAATAGTGAATCACAAAAGCGTTTCGATATGCTTAAGGTACGTTTCCCTAAGATTCAAAAGACTAGATATCTAAACAGTTGGGTTGATACTGTTAATCGCTGTATCAATCGTGCAACTAGTAGTTTGATTTGGGTGTTAAACAGTGAATTAGATTATAGTGACTTTAACTTTGATTACTACCCAAACACATGGCAGATGAAGATGGTTCATGTGTTTGGAACTCAGTGGAGTCACTGGGGTACAACATTCATGGTTAACCGTGAAACATTTGCCAACGATACAAAATACATTAAGATTATTGAGCATTTATCAAATCTAAACTTTGTTAAGAACACTAAAGCAAAAGCAACAAAGTGTATACATGATATTGTAGTAATCGATCATGGAAACACTGACGTTAATAATGTTGTAGAACTATTAAAGCAAAAAGCAGGTGACAAATCTGTTTCAGTTGTAAAATATAATACGGGTTATTTGGAAACACTTAAGGATGTACTAAAGAAACAACCAGATAAGCGTGAGAATTATATTTGGTTGTGTAGCAGTATTTGTGATTATAAAGATTTTGACTTTAGTTATGTCTGTGATCCATTTGCACGTGAACAGTTGCATGTATTCCCAAGTGGTAAACAAAAGTTTGGAGATACATTCTTTTTAGATGTTAACAAAGCAAAAACATTGATTCAAGACGTTACACTACTTGAAGAATACAACAAGGTCAACTACAATCAATCTATGCGTGTTCAACGTATGAATGAGCCTGTCATTGTAACAAGTGATGATACATTAGTTGAATCAGCCAAACACATTGAGGGTTATCCTTATGCAGTATTGATTACTGAAGATAACAAGTTAATTGATAGTGTTGAAACTGAACCAATGAACTTGTGGAGTCCTGAAACTAAAACTATCATGGTTACAAGTACAGGTGCATCACGCATCATTGTGCCACGTGAAGCAAAAGATCACATTAAGAAAGAATTGTACGATTATCCGTACATTAAGAAATCAACTAAACTTGCTATGAGCAAGCCACTGGATATAGTCTTCCTAAGCAACGGTGAAACTGGTGCTGACGAGAACTACGAACATTTACTGAAGGTGACTAAGGGTATTAAAAACCGTGTAGTAAGAGTTGATGGTGTTAATGGTCGTGTTCAAGCATACCATGCCGCAGTTGAAGCAAGCGAAACACCTTGGGCATTCACTGTGTTTGCTAAACTTAAAGTATCTGCAAAGTTTGATTGGAACTGGCAACCAGATAGAATGCAAGTACCAAAGCATTATATCTTCCAAGCAAAGAATCCAGTAAATGGATTAGTATATGGTCACCAAGCAATGATTGCATACAACAAGAAACTTACACTCGCTAACGATGGTAAGGGCTTAGACTTTACATTAGACGATGAACACGAAGTTGTGCAGTTACTTTCGGGTATTGCACAATATAACACAGATGAGTGGAGTACATGGCGTACAGCCTTCCGTGAAGTATTAAAACTTAAGCAAGAAGATTCAGATATCGCACGTGAACGTTTAGATACTTGGTTGAATAAAGCCGAAGGAAACTTTGCCCAATATAGCATTAAGGGTGCAGTCGATGCTGATGAGTACTATGAAGAAGTCAACGGCGACTTTGACAAACTAAAACTTAGTTATGAGTGGGAGTGGTTGAGAAAAAGGTTCGAAGAATCTTGACCTATTTGCTTGCATAACGGTAAATAGTATTGTATAATAGTACAATGGCTAACCCGAATATCGTAAATTATTTTGCTACACATTGTGATGCTAGGGGTATTCCCTTTATCCCTAACGCACAATGGAATCAATACATCACTCAGTATACAATATTAGATATCAAAGAAGCATTGGCTGAGTATATCACTACAAATAATGTTCCGTTTCCAATAAAACAAATTACTCACACTGAGTTTGAAGATAACTTTATCAAGTTCTGTCAAACGTCAATGATGAACGAGTATAAAAGTTTTGACAATGTAATAGAAAAACATACCTACAAATATAAGTATGAAGATAACCCATTGGGAGTAATAGATAAATCACACGCATACAATCATACTAGCAATTACTTTCAGCAAGAAAATCGTATGAAGTGTGGTAGTAATCAAGTAGACAGTCCATGGGATATTTGGCACTCAAAGAAAAAGTTGTTAGGAATGAATTGGCACTTTTGGCGTAAGGGTGCATTAGGTAAATCAGACATTTCAGAAACTACTTTTCGTAGCGCATTTCGTATTGGCACATATACTGCAACACAGTTCAAGCCTAGTGTTGCAAAAGCATTGTATCAAAAGCACAATGCAGTAAATGTGCTTGATACAAGTTGTGGTTGGGGTGATAGATTAGCAGGGTTTTATGCAACACCTTCTACCAAATTGTATGTAGGTTGTGATCCTAACCCAGATACCTTTACTATATACAAACAACAATGCATTGAGTATGAAAGACTTTTGGGTAATAGT